CGGCGACATCATGGAAGTCGAGGCGGTCGCGGTTGCGGGTTTCCAGCGTCTCGACGGTGTGGAAATGCTTCGCTGCGATCTCCAGCAGCAGGGCTTCGCTGGGGGCTTTGGCGAGGGTGGTGGTCTTCGTGGTCATGGCGTTGTCTCCAGGGCTGAGTTGCATCGTTTTCCTGCACCCAGAGTCGCTCTATGTGGGAGTGTAATCAACTGAATAAGATCGTTATTCTTATTTAGTTACAATATGTTGAGGATATTCACAGCGCCATGGAAGGACTGTCTGAACGCGCCTATGCCGCCCATTCCGGCCTTTCGCGCGGGGCCGTGCAAAAGGCGCGCAAGAACGGGCGGTTGGTGCTGTTGCCGGATGGGTCGATCAACGCTGCCGCCTCGGATGCGCGCCGCGGAGTGATGACCGATCCCGATCAGCAAATGCGCTCGCGAGGTGGGATGGGCGCTGGGGGTGATGGCGGTGGGGTCGCGGGCGGCAGCGTCTCCGGCCCCGGCGACAGCACGTCGTATCTGAAGGCGCGTACGGCGCTGACGGTCTACCAGGCCCAAGAGCGCCAGCTGTCGATCCAAAAGAAGAAAGGCGTGCTGGTCGACCGCGCACGGGCAGAAACGCTGGTGTTTCGTCTCGCACGCCAGGAGCGCGACACATGGGTCACCTGGCCCACCCGCGTGGCCGCCCTGATGGCGGCGCAATTATCCGCAGAGATGGAGAAGGCCTCGGGCACCCCCGTGACGATCGAAACTGCGATCCTGCAAAGGGTGCTGGAAACCCATGTCCGAGAGCAGCTCGACGCCTTGGCAGACCTCAGGGTCTCGCTTGAATGAGGGTGATCATGATCACAGCCTGAATGACGGCGACCTGACCAAAGGCCTCGACCTCGCCTTTGAGGGGGCAGAAGACATCCTGCGGATCTGGCGGCGTGGGATGCGGCCAGACGCGGATCTGACGGTGTCGCAATGGGCCGATAAACACCGCAAGCTGTCGTCGCGGGCCGCCGCTGAGCCGGGGCAATACCGGACAGCCCGGACGCCCTACCTGCGCGCGATTATGGATGCGCTGTCGCCCGGCCACCCCGCGCAACGGATCAGCTTCATGAAAGCCGCGCAGGTCGGCGCGACGGAAGCGGGCAATAACTGGATCGGCTTTGTCATCCACCACGCGCCAGGACCGATGCTGGCGGTGCTGCCAACTGTAGAGATGGCGAAGCGGACCTCACGCGGGCGGATCGATCCGCTGATTGAAGAAAGCCCGGCGCTAAAGGAGCGCGTCAGTCCAGCCCGCTCGCGCGATGCGGGCAATTCGATGCTGTCCAAGGAATTCCCCGGCGGAATTCTGGTGCTGACCGGGGCGAATTCGGCGACGGGCCTTCGCTCAATGCCCGCGCGCTATGTGTTCCTCGACGAGGTCGACGCCTATCCGGCCTCAGCCGACGAGGAAGGCGATCCGGTCAGTCTGGCGGAAGCGCGCACCACGACCTTCGCGCACAGGCGCAAGGTGTTCATGGTCTCGACGCCCACGATCCGGGGGCTGAGCCGGATCGAGCGTGAGTTTGAGGCGAGTGATCAGCGGCGGTATTTTGTCCCGTGCCCGCATTGCGGCCACATGCAATGGCTGCAGTTTGAACGGTTGCGCTGGGACAAGGGGCAGCCTGACACCGCAGCCTACCACTGCGCAGGGTGTGAGAAATCCATCGCGGAGCACCACAAAACAGACATGCTGGCACAGGGCGAATGGCGCGCAACCGCTGTCAGTACCGATCCGAACGCGATCGGCTTCCACATATCAGCGCTCTATTCGCCGATCGGCTGGAAAAGCTGGGAGCAGGTCGCACGGGAGTGGCTGGCAGCGCAGGGCTCCGATGAGATGCTGCGCGCCGCACGCAACACGCTGCTGGGCGAAACCTGGATTGAGAGTGGGGAGGCCCCGGAATGGCAACGGCTGGCGGATCGCCGTGAGATCTTTGCAGCGCAGATCCCTGCACGCGGCCTGTTCCTGACCGCTGGGGCGGACGTGCAGAAGGACCGGATCGAAGTGGATGTCTGGGCCTGGGGCCGTGGGCTCGAAAGCTGGCTGGTGGATCACATCGTCATTCCGGGCGGACCGGATGATCCAGCCTGCTGGGATCAGCTGACAGCGCTCCTTGGCCAGACATGGGTGCATGAACACGGCGCTGTCATGCCTCTCGCGAAGTTGGCCATCGACACAGGGTATGAGACGGCGGCCGTTTACGCTTGGTCTCGCAAGCAGGGGATCGCGCAGGTCGCACCCGTGAAGGGACTCGAAGGGTTCAATCGGGCCACGCCGGTCTCAGGGCCGACCTTCGTTGATGCCACTGTTAATGGCCGCAAGCTCAAGCGTGGCGCGCGGCTTTGGACAGTGGCCACCGCCACTTTCAAGGCGGAGACCTATCGATATCTGCGTCTGGAGCGGCCCAATGATGAAGAACGCGCCAGTGGCGTCTCAAATCCAGCGGGCACGATCCACCTGCCAGACTGGGCAGACAGCGAATGGCTAAAGCAGCTGGTGGCAGAGCAACTGGTGACGATCCGCAACAAGCGGGGCTACGCGCGTCAGGAATGGCAAAAGATGCGCGAACGCAACGAGGCGCTGGATACCCGTGTCTATGCACGCGCCGCCGCTTGGATCCTTGGCGCCGACCGCTTCGATGAGCGGATGTGGCGACAGCTGGAAAAACAGGCCGGGGTGGAAACCATCCCATCTGCCACCAAAGCTGACACTGACACACTGTCCGAGCCTCAAGCCGGGCGGATTGCCGCCCCCCGCAAGCGCGGTTGGCGGGTAAGCACGCCAAAATACATGGAATGACGTATGACCCTCGATGATCTCAAATCCCGCCACAGCGCGTTGCTGGCGGCGCGGTATAGCGGCACGCGCTCTGTGAGCTACGATGGCAAGACCCTGACCTATGGCACCGATGCTGAATTAGCGGCCGCCGTCTTCGACATCGAACGGCGCATCGCAAAGGCCGAGCGCGGCCCTGGGCGCATCTCTCGCCCCCATGCCGGAAAGGACCTGTGATGAACTGGCGGCAGCGTCTCGGGGCTTTTGTTGGTGGCTTTGATGCAGGCCAGCATCATCGCCGTCTGCGGGGGTTTCAAGCGACGCGCGCTCATGTGAATGCGCTGATTGCGGCGTCTGGACCTGATATTACTGCGCGCGCTCGCTGGTTGGTGCGCAACAATGGCTATGCAGCCAATGCGGTTGAGAGCTGGGCTGCAAATACCGTGGGCGACGGGATCAAACCAATCTCGCAAATTGCGGACGCCGCGCGCAAGGAAGAGCTGCAACGCCTTTGGCTGGCGTGGACGGATGAGGCTGACAGCGAAGGTCTGACTGATTTCTACGGGCTGCAACGGCGCGCGGCGCGCGAAGTGTTTCTGGCGGGCGAGGTCTTCTTCAGGATCAGGCCGCGGCGTGCGAACGATGGGCTTTCCGTGCCACTGCAATTGCAAATGTTGCCCGCCGAGATGCTGCCGCTGGAGCAAACGGGCATCGCTGCGAACGGCAATGCAATTCGTCAGGGGATCGAGTTCGACCGGATCGGACGACGCGTGGCCTATCACTTCTTCCGGCGGCACCCCGGCGACAGCACTGATCCGGGACTGGCAGGTGACATCGTTCGTGTTCCAGCATCGGAAGTCATCCATGTGATCGACCCGGTCGAGGGCGGGCAGCTGCGCGGGGTGTCAAAACTAGCCCCGGCCATCGTGAAGCTGTTTCTGCTCGATCAATACGACGATGCCGAGCTCGACCGCAAAAAGGTCGCCGCGATGTATGCGATGTTTGTGACCTCTCCCGCGCCAGAAAACCCCCTTCTGCCGTCCGAGGATGACGACACGCTGGGCGGCTTCGAGATCAGCCCCGGCCAGGTTGTGCGGCTAGATCCGGGCGAGGATGTGACTGTGGGCCAACCTGCAGATTCAGGCGCGACCTATGAGCCATTCCAATACCGCACGCTGCTTCAGGTCGCTTCGGCGCTGGGCATTCCTTATCCATATCTCACAAACGACATGGTGAAAGGTAACTTTTCGAACTCTAGACTTGCGCTGATCGAATTTCGGCGTCGCGTTTCGGCCTGGCAGCATTCGGTGATGGTCTTTCAACTGTGCCGTCCTGTCTATGCGCGCTGGATGGACGCGGCTGTGCTGTCGGACGCATTGGTTCTGCCCGGCTATGAGGTCGACCGGTCGCAGTTGCTTGCTGCAAACTGGCTCCCCACCAAATGGGATTGGGTTGATCCCTTGAAAGACGCTAATGCCGAGATCGCCCAGATCGAAGCAGGTCTCAAATCTCGCACGCAAGCCATCGCCGAGCGCGGCTATGACGCAGAACAGGTCGACCGTGAGATCGCGGCGGAGCGCGAGCGCGAGCGGTTGCTAGGGCTGGACTTCCGCAGACCGGGATCACCCGCGCAAGGCGTACAGGCGGTGCCAAGCTCGGATGAAGATGACGGCGAAGACACCCAATCGACAGATGAAACCGATGACGCGGAAGACACTTCGCTCAAGCCTGAGGACCAGCCCTGATGCTCCATGCCCGTATTGCCACGCGCGCCTTTAACACGCCGCTGCTGGTTGAGCCCTCCAAAGCCATGGCATTTCTGTCGGGGTTAGGGCCGCGCATTCTCGGGCGACAGGTCGAGATGGTGGAGCCGGATGGCGCGAACGAGGGCGCAGTGCTGCTACCCGCCCGCGCCAGCATCCTCGCTGGAAACCTCGCTGTGCGCCTGCATCAAAATGGCGACGCGCCCTATCCGGTCGTGGACGGCATCGCCGTGATCGAGATCTCCGGCGTGCTGATCCACCGCGGGGGATGGATCGGCCAGTCCTCTGGCCAGACAAGCTATGAAGGGATCGCAGCACAGATTGATGCGGCGGCCAGCGATCCGAATGTGCGCGGTCTCGCGCTGGAAATTGACAGTTTTGGGGGCGAGGTCGCGGGGATATTCGACCTCGCAGATCGCATTCGAGCAATTCGTGCCACCAAGCCTGTCTGGGCTTTTGTGGCAGAGCACG